TGCACGTATGCATCCTCCTTTTCCTCGTCGGTTGCTAATATGGTTCAGCGGAACTGTCCGCGGCCCCGTCCTCGGAAACCGCCCCTTGTTCCACCTGTTCGACTCTTATCGAAAGTGCCTGGATCTTCGCGTGTAACTGATCCAGGTGGCTTTGTGCCACCACGACCTCTGCCCCTTCCAGTCCCAGATACTCTCTGACGGTAGGTTTGGCCAGCAGGGCTTGAGTCGCCTTGCTTACCGTCGCCGCCGCCTTGTGTACACAGGCTTGGAGGGCTCTGATGTCCTTCTTCACGTTGCCTTCCGGCCGTGGCTTGGCTTTGCTGATCTGGAATCCCAAGTCCTTTCCCAGTTGCTCCAGCTGGGTTGGGAGTTCCTGCAGAAATTTGCATAGCTCGCTGGTTGACATTGTCCTGTTCGGTTTGTAATTGACGTATGTCCACGGATGAGACGGGAAGCCCGTCTGGGTCGAGGGTGTTCTTGTATTCCACCGGTCCCTCGTCCCTATTGATGGTGAATTCATCCCAGGGTGTGAATTGCGGGTTTCCGAACTGCCGCGCAAGAAGCGAGAGAACTTCCGCGGATAACCCGGTTCTCGAGGAGAAACACCTAAGCATCAGGTCTTTATCCTCTTCCTCCTGTGGCCAGCTACCCCCCATCGTCAACCAATAGGGTTTCTCGCTCAACCTGCTCGCCCGACCTTCCCTTTTCTCCTGGCACTCGGCGTCCTCCTGGTTTTCATACCACGACACAACCGCACTGCAGTATTCACTTATGACTGGCGTTTTACCGTCAGTCACAAGATAACCACGGAGGCGGTCAATCGCGGCTGAGCCCAGTGGGACGTTCGGGTCCCTTCCGGTCAGATGCAACTTCCGGAGGGTTCTCAGGGGATCTTGGAACGAGGTCGCCGTCACCCACGGGTCCGGAAAGACCCTGGCGAGAAACGTAACCCCGGTGTCAGGCATGCAGTTCTCTACTTTAAGCTCCATCCCTAATTCCTTACATGTTTTGGTCCAGTTCTTCTTGAACCGTTGGTCAAACAGGCTATCATCTCCAAAACACAGGCCTATCATTCCGAATGCCTCCTCTTTTGAGAGGTGAAGCATCGTGGTTCTGATTGCGCAGTACTGGGTAAATGCGTTTTGTGCAGTGTTCTCATCGCATGTTGTTGGGGATCCGCTCCTGACTCCAGGGCCGGGGTCATAGGCGAATCCAAACGATTTGGCGAACGCTGGACAACTTATCAGCATGTCCCAATATGTGCGCATTTCTACGTGATGGCATCTGTTGAAGAAACGGAAAGCGGCCTGTCTGACTCCGTATTGCATTCCCCGGGACGTTGACCCATCCAGGTTCGCGAAGTCGCCTTCTACCACTCGTGCTACGTTTGACACGTATTCCTGCACTGTGGCCGCGATCTCGCTGGGCGTTAAACCCGGACAGAACCAATGCTTGTTGGTCTCTGAGTGGAGCACCACGTCTCGAAACGAAAGTGTATACCTCGCGAACCCCAGTAAAAACCGGGCGTCCGCAAACGATGAAATAATCCTGCCATTCTTCATCGTGGGCTCCTTCTTCAGGAAAGCCTCGATCTTCTGCCGGTGGGGAGCATCCAATGTCTCCCACACCCTGCGTACAGCAATCACTTGACTGGGTTTATTCAGTAGTGTTGCGGCTTCTTCCCAGGAATATGGCTCACCCGTGCCGGCCAGGAAACCTGGCACGACAAGGTGTGCGAACTCGTGGTAGAAGTTTTGGTACTTGGGCGTGATGGGGACGTTGTTCTCAAATTTGGTTATCCTGGCGTCTATTGACGCCGATAAGCTCTCCCACCGTTTGATCATAGGCACCATATTCACGTCCGATATTATCGGGGAACTATACGACCTGTAATTGACCTCAGGTCGGTCGGCGTAGCTTGTTAATGGCCAATGGACTCGCATTTGATGCGGGCGAGCCATGTCTGCTGGATTGTTGGTTAGGCCTACCGCGTTCTTGTAGTATTGGCCTATCAGTGACAATCTAGGTTGGTCAACGATCTTCATCTGGAGACACCGGGTGGTCACGGATTGCTCCGATCCCAATCCCATCAGCATCTCGAACTGTTCTTTGAGCAAGGTGGCATTGCCCAACTCTCCTTGGCGGCCAAAATTGACCATCTTTACCCCCTCCCCGGTTTTATTGCCGGACGAGGTATGAGCAACAATGTTCCAATTAGGCCGAGCCTGATCAGTAAATGTGACCCTGGTGAGCTGCCGCACGCTGAGCCCACAATGTATGAGCTCATGATCCCACAGCGAAAACTGGGGGAGCAGCCAAACCAGCGCCCGATCAGGACAAGCAGCCCAGGGACGAGCATGGTGTATTTTGTACACCACTCTTCGCCTGAACCCCAACATCCTGGCCAGCCGCTGCTTCCAGCCGCCATAGCGTGTGCTGTTAAACACGACAAACTCTCCAAAATCACACCAGTTCCAAATTTTGTGATTCCATCCTCCTCCGCCGGGGACATTGTACTGGACAGTATCCCCTCGGATAGTAAAGTCACACTCGCCATCATATCCACTGACTTTTGTTGGGGCGAAAGTGTGGAAGATGGCGGGATTACCTCCGCCAAGGACTGAATCCCAGTCTTCAACGTAGTAATCGGTGTCAATTGCGACAATACAATCGCCTTCCTGGGGCGGATCCATTTTAAAATCCAATCCCAGATCGCCAGGAGCGATTTGGGGATGGATGCGGCGCTCATCATCCAGGGTTTTTCCAGCAGGGTTGATCTCAAGCTTTGAGTAACCCATGCTGTCAATAGCCGAAGTGATTGCGCGCCTGGCAGCATCCCTAACAGCTCCCGCAATTGGGTGCCCATTGTCGTTGGTACGGGTGGGCTTGACATCCGGGATGAAATCCAACGGATACAACGAAACTGAGATGTTCTTCCTGAATGTATCCAACAACCAGCGTTGTACAGCTAATTTCCAACTAGTCGAGGGGGTATACGGGCTCGATTGCCTAAACTCCCTCAAGATGTTTACTACCTTTACAGTGACCAATGCCGCTGTTATAACACAAAATCCTCTGCGCGATGTAGCAAGATTTATGAAACGGTATAAACTCTGAATACTCAGACTAGCACTC